AAAAAGAATTAATTCTATCCGTTTGCCCAGTAATGAAGGCATTTGAGCAGTCTAAAGCAATAAATAGCTTCCAAACAAACTTTAAGTTCTCAAATGACCTTGGCTTAGAGCTTTTAAAGGGGTCTTCTACAGATGAGCATATTGAAGTATTAAAAATAAGCATTGATGGCATGAGAAAGTTTTTAGATTTAATTGACGAGAAGATTAAAGAAAGAGAAAAAAAGTAATATGCAAAATCTGTCAGAATCAAGGCAAAAAGCATTAGATACTGCGCAAGCATATTGGAAAAGAGCAAATCTTCATCCGTCAAAGATGCAATGGAGTTCAGAGGCTATAGAAGCTTTTGGTTTCTATGATGGTTCTGGCCAATGGTCAGAAAAAGATTTTAAGACGGTTACAGAAAGAAATCAGGTTCCGTTAACCGTAAACCTTATACAGGGTAGAATAGATGCTCTTTCTGGTGTTGAGATTCAGTCTAGATTTAGAACAGCAATACAGGATGCATCTGGATTGGTTGAGAACGAAAGGCTTGCTCTTGCTTTGACTAATTGGCTATATTTTATACAGCAAGACCAAAGAATGCCACATAAAGGTTCTTTAAAGTTCAGAGACATGATGATTTGTGGAATTGGTTGGAGCAATATTTTTCAAGAGAATGGACGTTATTTCTATGATTATGTTCACCCTTACAACGTCCTTCCAGACCCAGATGACCTAAGCCCACAATACGACAGCATGAAATATGTTGGAAGAAAAAGGTGGATGGAGCCTGATGTTATTAAGAAAACATGGCAAAAGGTTTCAAAATATATAGATTTTACAGACCCTAACTTGTCAACAACAATATATTCACCAGAAATAACAGATAGAAATACTAATTATACTAATGTAAATAATTATTCTGGATTTTCTCAAAGCAGAGTTTTAGTTTGCGAAGTGCAGCATAAGGTTCCAAAGACGGCATATTCAGGCATAGATTCTCATGGATTCTACTTTGAGACATTTGACGAAGAGAAGGCTGAGGAGCTTGCAAACTCTACTAAAGATATTGAAGAAAAAGAATCAAGCCAAATAATTAGAACGCTATTCTTAGATAATTACTTTCTAGAAACTTCGCCATTAAATCCAAACATACCAGGAGTTAAAGATTTTAGTTATATTCCTTGTGTTTGGAAAAGAAGGTTTAGAACGGGTGTTCCATATGGTCTAGTGGACCAAATGAAAGATATACAAAGAGATGCAAATGTTAGAATTACAAAGGCACTCTACTTAGCAAATTCAAGCAAGTTAATAGTTACGGGAAGCCTGCCTCCTGGGCAGTCTATCCAAAGCGTTGAGGCTCAAATGAAGAAGCCAGATGCCCTTATAGTTTTACCATATGAGACTAAATTTGACCTTAGAGATAATACCTCTCTTTCAGGTGCACAGCTTAAAATGCTTGATAAATATGAGCTTTTGTTGAATCGTGTCACTGGAATAAACGATGATATGATGGGGGTCCCAACAAACGCAACAAGTGGCGTTGCTCAGAGACAAAGGCAGATAAACAGCGTTAGAAACAACGTATTTGCATTTGATAACTTTGCTGACATGAAAGAGAGAGAGTCAAGATTTATAATTTCTCTTTTTCAGGGTGGCGAGAATGAAAATATTCTTTCTCAAATTATGACGGAAGACCAAAAAGAGACAATAATTCTAAATCTTGTCAGAATAATTAAAGGAAAAAAGGTTGTTTTCAATGACGTTAGAACGCTACCAATCTCTTTAGAGGTTGAAGAAGTTCCAGATTATAAGAATTCAATAGAAGAAAACAGAGAGGCTATAGAAAATTTATTGTCTAACCCTAATGCAATGCTTATTATGCAGTCACCAAGCCTTATGAGAAGGCTCGGAATTAGAGATTACGAGAAACTTTCTGAAGAAATGAAAGAAACTATGAATAGCAAGCAAGAGCAAGAAAGAATAATTTCTGGGTCAACCTCTTCACAGTCTCGGCCTCAAGATCAACAAAATTTAGCCTATCCAGGATTGTAATGTCTGTACAAGCATCATTATTTATTCAACCAATTTTGCAAAGAACTGAAAATGTAAGCAGTCCAATGTATAAGGTTTTAGATGCTCAAACTAATTTTTCGACAATTGACAATATTTTAGTTGCAAACACATCGAATGTCTCAATATTTGTTTCTGTATATGTTTCAACTGGTTTATTTAACATAATACCAAGGACAGAAGTTAAGGCAAACTCAATATTAGAGCTACTACATGGGTCATATTTTTCCTTAGATACTGGAGAATACCTATTAGCCAGCTCAGATTCTTCTCAAAATTTTTTCAACATAAATATTGAAGGTAAGTATTTTTTAGAGGTTTCATAGCTATTAGGAGTAAATATGTCAATCGTAAATAATGTTGAACCTGTTCAATCTTTTAGCCAGGCTCCAGAAGAGGCAAAGGTTAGTATATTAGATGAAATCCTTAAAGAAAGAGACTCCAGAAGGTCGGAGTTAGATATTGATGAAAATCCAATAAAACATCCAATCAAAGAGATTAATGAGGAAAAAGAACAAAAAGTTAAAAAATCAATAGATGATGAAGCAGAAGAGTCGCAAAAACCTTCTGAAAAAAAACATTCTGACGATAAGGTTTCTAATAAAAAAGATCTAAAGGAAGACGAAGACGACGAAAGAGAGATTGAGATTGCAAAGATAAAGAAGGCGCTAAATGACAGCCAGAAATGGGGGCACTCTAACAATAAGCGGCTAAAGAGCGTTGTTAAGATTGTTGATTCCCTTAAAGACCAGGGAATACTAAATGACGATGAATTTAATAGTTTAAGTAGTTTACTAACATCTGACAATGAGCCACCAGAAATAGAAGAGGCAAAATCAATAACAAATCCTCTGGATAGATTTATAAATGCAGCTAATAAACGCCTTGGCGACCTAAGAGAAGTATTTGAAGAAGACCATCTTTTTGATAAAAAAGTTGCAGCGTTTGATTTCTTTGTCAACCATGCCTCTGAGCAAGAAAAAGATGAGCTTGTAGAAGAGCTTGAGTCTTTTGATATAAATTCATTAAAGCTTGCTAAAAAATTATTTCAGATTGGCGAAAAGTATTATGAAGAAAATTACAAAGAGCTTGATGAGGCAGGTGGATTAAAGGAGCTTGTAACTGCAAAGAATACAGAAATAAAAAGAATGCAGCGAAAAATTGACAAGCTAGAAAAAGAGCTGTCAAGATATAGTGATTACGATAAACCTACTTCAAGGATAGACGAATTAGGGGATACGCCTGAAAACGTATCAACTGTTGAGCCTGGAAATGTTTTAGGTTCTTTGATAAAACAAAGAGATAGTAATATAAAAAGGTAGATGGTTATTAACTTGTTTTCAAGAGTCTCCCAAAGCCTTTACTTTGATTAAAGACGTATTTATTGATAAAAAAGACATCCTAACGGATATTATCTTTTTAAAACAGTAAATCCTTAGCTTTTTGATAAGACTTTAATTGTGCTTGCGCATTTTGCGTAGGTTTATTTATGTTTTTTTTAAGCTAAGGAGTCTTTAAAATGACCGCACCACTATATCCAGTTAATACACCTCAAAATGGCATTAGCCAAGGCTTATTTTCATTTAAAGTTAATGCAGAATTTTTCACAGCGTGGGTTCAACAAACTCCTTTTTGGAATATGATGGGCGCGGAAATGACGCGTCCAATCGTTAGACATCAAATGCTACAAGGCGAAGGCTGGAACTACAGAGTAGCAAAGTTAAATACATTAGATTATACAAAGCCAGCTTTAAACTTTGATCAAGTATCAGGGTCAGGACAATATCAAAAAGTTGACTATGATTCTATTAATTGTCAAGCAATTAGCTTCACTGTTCCAATTAAAGGTCGTGAATTATTGGCTCTTGGTACTCCAATTAGCTTGCCAGAGTCAGTTAGACCTCAGTTAATAGAAGTTTGCCAAAGAGCATTCAATAAAAACCTTCTAGATTCTGCAATGTTTAACTATTTAAGCGTTACAGACCCTGCTGGTGGATACAACCCAATAACCCAGCTTCCATCTTATGACAGAATGGTAATGGCTGGAGTTAGTCCTAATCGCGCAACATATAATGCGTATAACGGTTTAACAACCGCATGGAATACCATGAATACTGGCACTACTTATGCACAAAATGGACTGTCTGCAAAACACCTTCTTAATTTGAAGGCGATTGCAGTTAGGGGTGGAAATTCAAATGGACAAGTTCTTGTTAATGGAGACATTGAAGATCCTGTTCGTCCAGCATTTATGAAAACTAAAGCTGGGTGGCCTATTAATGAGTATATATATTTATGTAATACAGAAAGCTATACACAGCTTCTTCAAGATCCTATGTACTACCAAGCTACAACCGCAAGGGGCACAGTAGTTACTTCTGAGCAACCGGAGGCAATTTCTGGTGCAGATTACCATGGTAAGTACTCTGGTATTCATATTTATGAAGTTAAAGACTTATCTCGTTATATTTCTTTAAGTCAAAATAATAACTACAGCATTGGCTGGGAGCTGTTTATCGGTGCAGGTGCGTGGTCTGCTGGTTGGAACAAAGAACCATGGATTGTAATGCACGATGACGTCATAAATATGACTCAAGAATATGCATCTCATGAAATCCGAGGTCAAAAAGCCCTTAAGTTTGCAGCAAAACAAGCAACGACAGTTGCAAATATTGCTAAAACTCCAGGAATTGAACAAGGAATAATTCATTCGTTCGTTAGAATTGCATAAGGGGAAAATAAAATGTCGAGTACTATTAGATATCAATTTGTTGAAAATACATTAGGCGTTGCTTTTACGCTTGATAATTTTCCTTATACGTCAGATGGTGATGATAAGCAAGTTAAAGTTGTAAGACGTATTGTAGCAGCAGCAGACTTAGGAACGGCAGCCGGGCAGCTTAGGCACGCTTCGGGGGCAATAGCTTGCGTAGTTCCAGCAACTAGTAATGTTTTAATGGTTGAGGCATCTGTTCAGCGGCCTGTAACTGCAATAGGGAATATGATTCCATATAAAAACATTACGGGAATAGTTTCTCCGATTCCAAATCCTACCGCTCAGCTTGATGTTAGGGTTGCGCTTGGGGAAGATAATACTATTCGAATAATAGACGCAGGAACAAGCGCAGGGGTTCAGCTAGCTACTGATGACGTTGTTATCGTTAAGTTGACTCTTGGTTCAAGAGAAAATTCTTCTGACGATCTAAACGCACAATAATAAAGGGAAAATAAAATGACATCATCAGTTAGATACAAGTATATTAAAAATACAACGGCAGTACCGTTATCGATTGATAACTTTGTATCTAGCTGCTTGATTAATGGAGACGGGGATGACAAACAACGTAAATTTGTTAAAAGAATAATAACAGATGCCGATATAGGAACAAACCCAGATCAAATTGGGCACCCATATGGAGCAATTTTGGACTTAATACCAATGACGTCAAATGTCTTGTGGGTTGAGGCAAGTGTCTTTAGAGCCGGAACCGTAACACAGCAGGGAATGACACTTTATAATAATATTGTTTCAGATATAGATCCATTAACGATTGCTGCAACACCTACAAACATTACTCAAACAACTCTTAATTTTGGAGTTGGATTAGATAATTCAATAAGAATTCATGACAAAGCTCAAGGAACCGCTTCTGCTATTGCTTCTGGAGATATAGTCATTGCAACAATAATTCTTGGAACTACTCAGTTTCCTTCTGACGTTATGAACCCATAATACTATTGGAGAACGCCCAAATGAACGTATCCGATATGATAAATGTCATGAAAACATTGGGGATTGGGCAAGTTTATAGCGATGATGAGACAAATCAAATATTTTTAACTTTTTTAAATTTAGCAAATGACCAACTGTACTCAGAAACCGCCAATATAAATTCTGGTATTTTGGTTAATGAGCCTGCTCTTGTAAGCGTTATAAATCAAAACAGTGTAACTTTAACTAAAACACCTTTTTCAATATCAAGGGTTTTTCCTGTTGGAAAAAAAAATGCATTAGATGGAAAATCAGTTCTAGATTTTGCAGATTATCAGTTTGCAAACTCTGACTCAAACGACCCTAGTGTTTATACAAGCATTGGCAAAAACCTTATGTTTTGGCCATTTGTTAATGATATTTCATATACCATGAATGTTTGGTATGCGCCAGAAAGGACAATGCTTGACTTAACGACACAAGAATCTGGAATACCTTACCCAGCATCTTATCAAAGAGTTTTAGTCGACGGCGCTCTTTATTATCTATTCCAAGACGAATCGGGATTTAAAAATCCAAAAAAAGAAAATTCAGCAATGGAAAGATGGGATAAAGGAAGAATGGACTTAAAATCATATTTTTATGGCTCTAATAAAATGTCAATTAGAACATTTGAGAACGCTTAAATGTTTCAAGAAGGTAATTACGACATAACAGAATTCCCAATTGCATCAAATGGCATGAATCAGTTCATATCGCCAGATGCTTTGCCGTCTAATTTTTGTTATACACTTGAAAATATTATACCTCAGCCACTTGGAGATGGTCAGGTTAGGTACGGAACAGCTTTAATTAACAATGTTTCAACCAATGAATTTAACATAATACGAAGCTTTCCTTATACTTTAAACGGCTCTGTTGACCAAGGAATTTTATATGTCGGGTATTATTCTCAAGACCTTAATACAAATACACGAGTTGCTGTAGATTCTTCGCATATAACATTCAACTCTGTTCCCCCATTAAACTACGTTGCGGATACAAAAATTAAGATTGTTTACACATTTAATGCTTTGCCAAATACTCTATATGCAGATATTAGTGAAGTTACAATCGTGGGAAATGCTGTTTCGATAACTATAGAAAACAACTTGCTCCCAGACCCTTTAACTGGAGCCTTGGTTATAACTGAAATATGGGTGCAGCTTGGATCTATTTATAAGTATGATTTTACTACAAATACATTGAGCGCAGCATTAAGAACAGGTCTTTCTATTGGCTGCGTGCCAAGAGCTTCATATTTTCAGCAAAAGATGCTGATATGTAATGGCGTTGACCCAGTAATGTCATGGGATGGGACTAATCTTTTAGACGTGTCAGAATTCTTAGTAGAAACCCAAGCAAATACTTTCAACAGAACTGGAGCAAGCAGCTTTACTTTTAACGTTGTTGATTTAACAGTATTTATGATTTCAAGATATTTTGTTGGAAATCTAATAAAAATAGATGTCGCAGGAGTTGTTACACAACTAACCATTTTAACATCTACTCTAGTAGGTAATACAGTAACGATTACAACAACAACAGCGACTGTTCCTGTGTTTATTGCAAACCAAGTTTCTCTTTACTATCAAGACAAACCTCCTGCTTTTAGCTTTATATATGTTTCAAAAGATAGAATATGGGCGTTAGGAGCTGGAGCAGTTAGCCTTCAATATAGAGGGATAGATACTCAATTAAGGGTCTATTATAGCTATAGGCCAAATGTTATCACTGGGTATGGATTGTTCAATGAAAACACAAAGACTGTCCCCAGCATTAACATGTCTGACAAGCATAATATACAAGATAACTTTGAAGCAATTTGCGAAGTAAATGGTCTTCTTGCTTTTATGGGAAGAAAAAGAACTCAGGTATGGAGCGGTTACACCCCTGGGCAAGGAGGAGATTTCTCTTGGAGTGCAAATTTGCCAGTTGGTATTTTACATGGAGATTTGATTGCAGAACTTTCAAATGATGTTTATTTTGTATCTCAATCAGGTGTTCGCTCTTTAACAACCTTAAATATAGCGAGGCAATTTTCTGCAAATTCAGATGATGCAGTCGATACAATAGTAAAAAGTTTTAGCTCAAACGCTACAGCTTCAAATACTAATTATAGGCTTTGTACATCATTTAAGTATGAAGAAGGTGGATTTATAGGATTTAAAATATCTAATAATAAAATATTAGCTTCTTTATTTTCAACAAAGCTATATTCATGGTTTTATCTTTCCGGAGACTTCAAAAATTCAAATTGCTTTATGGAGTTGGGTTCTCAGCTTTATATGTTTATTGGAAACAAAATATATAAATATGCCGATGGAAACGATAATTCTCAGAAAATATATGGTGACCAAAACGGCACATCTTTAATACCTATAGTTTGGACTCCTGGACTTATTAAATTTAGAGGAAAAAAAGGATACGCAAATAAAAGGTATGAATTAGTACTAAACTATCCTTCATCTTTTATATTAAATGATAATAACTTAATAAATATTTCAATATTTGGAGATGTACCAAGAAGTTTCTCACTGGTTGATAAATGTAATTTTCAATATAGAGGCGACTTAATCGGTCAGGAGCCTTTAACTGCTATTGGTAACAATGATAATACAGACCCAGGATTTAGGTTAAGAAAAGAATTCGAAGTTGTCAACAAAAGACTAAAGTTTTCATCTTCTAGTTTTTGGATTTCTATTTCTGGATACATAATAAATGGACCAATTTCTTTTGGAAGAATTAGACTTTTTGGAATAGGGGAAAGATAATGCCTACATATCAGAGAAAACAGATACCTTACAGTCCCGCTGAAGTTTTGCCATTTAGCAATAGGTATGGGGTAGTTGCAGATCAAAATCAACCAATAAATTCAGATCAATTAGATGGGGACTTTAACTACGTTATTGATTCATTGAACGACTTGTGGACTATAACTCAAGGGATAGCCGCAGGTATTCTGCCGGGATCAAGCACGCCGGGAAATGCTGAAAAATTTCCTATTACAGATGGTGCGGCAACTATATCTTGGACAAAAATAACATCAGCATATTTTTCAGCGCAATGCATACCAACAGCCGCCCTTCAAGATGGGTGCGTTACTAATCCTATTTTAGGAAATGGTTCTGTTGGAAATGCGAATATTCTCGCTGGCGCAATTCAAAATAATAACATTGAAGATGATAAAATATCATTTGATAAGATTGCGGCCGTGAACAATGCCCACTTTCAGTTATTTTTCAATAATCAGAATGATGCAACATTAAGCGGCGCTAAGATTCAAGCATCAAGCATTCAGGGTACAGCAGTTGTCGCAGGAACTTTGCCTTCCGCATCTTTGGTGGCGAATAGTCTTACTAATTCGCAGCTAGCGCCTGTCATACAAATTAGACCCGGTATGATGATGGACTGGGCGCCAGGCGGGGCAGCTCCTGCCGGATGGCTATTGGCGAGCGGGCAAGCTATAAGTAGAACAACATATGCTTTATTATTTGCAGCAATAGGTACTACTTATGGAGTAGGTGACGGAACAACAACATTTAACGTTCCTGATTCAAGAGGGCGAGTAACTGCTGGTATTGACCCTACATCGGGAAGCCCGACAGGCGGAAGAATTGTTAATAATGCTCCGGTATTAGGCGGCGTTGGTGGGACAGAAACTCATACATTAACGACCCCTGAGATACCTGCTCATACTCATGGATATAATACTCATACAGTATTGTCTGGCTCATTAACTGGTGGCGGGGAAATTTGGCAAAATATTGTTGCCAGTGCAACAACATCAACAGGCGGAGGTCTTGAGCATAACAATATGCAGCCATATATTTTAATGCCAAAAATCATATATGCAGGAGTTTAACTAAGCTATTAATTAGTTTATAATTCAATGTTAATTTTTTAATTTAAGGGGTAATTTATGAATAAGTCTAGACCAAGCAAAGACCGTAAACCTAAGCCAAAAAAGTGCTAGTTTTGTAGTTAATGACTATTTTTTTTGAGTCAATTGAAGAGAATCAAATTGAAAAATTTTTCAATAATTTTACATATGAAAATTGTGTATTTTTTGAAATAATTTCAAGCAATATTGCCATTGGTTTTTATGGCGTAAAAACTATTACAGAAAAAGTTTGTGAGATTTCACTTTATATTTATGAAAAATATAGGGGAAGATTTACAAAAGAAGTAATGAAAAAATGCTTAGAATTTCCATTTTTATTAGGTTTCAATAAAATAATAATAAGAACCGAGCTTGAGAAGATGAATAGATTTCTTTGTAAATTAACTAAATATGGCGTAAACTATTTGTTTAAGCATGATGATAATTATTTATTTGAGGTATCGTAATGGGAAAACTTTTTAGAGGAAGAAGACCGCCAGAAGCTCCGCAGATGCCAGCACAACAAGCTGCTCCGGAGCTAATGGATATTGTAGATGAACTTTCTGGCGTTCAAACTATAACTGTTACTGGTCCTGACGGAAAGAAGAGAAGGGTTACGCAAAGGCTTCCGCTTACGCCTCAAGAAGAACAAACATTAAATCAAGCTAAAACTTTAATGAATACTGCAGTTAACAATATCCAAAGGCTTTATCAGTATGACCCAACATCAGTTGTAAATTATCAGCCTTTTATACAAGCATTTTCAAACATTAACCAAGAAAGAATTCATGACTTGTCTCAAATTGGAGAATTCAAGGATATTGCAGAAAAAGTTCAGCAATTTAAAGCAATAAACCAAACTTTAACAATGGATGCTTTCGATAATCAACAAAGAATGACAGAGGAAAACTTAGCTAGAAGAGGTCTTCAAAGAAGCACGGAAGCTACAGAAAACCGTGCTGCAATGGCTAAGCAACGCGCCCTTCTCGAGCAAGAAGTAAACGTAGCATCTGAGAATTATGGCGAAGATTTACAGAATCGCAGATTAGATAGAGAAGCTAGAACTTATGCCATTAGGGAGCAAGGTCGTAATGCTAGATTACAAGAAGAAGAATCTAAATATAATCTAGAGCAGCAGAGAGTTTCCGACTTAGAAAATCTTAGACAAAATGCCATAAATGAAAATGTTAATATGCTAAATGTTGGCCAAGGAATTACTGGGCAAGATACTCAGCGGGCGCAATTAGGCCTAGAGGGAAATAGAAGCGCAATAGCAATGTTCGGCCAGCAAGCGTCCAACCAGAACCAAAGATATGCAAATGAAGTAGCAAGGGTTCAGGGGCAGCATAATATGAATATGCAACAATTTAGTTCAACTCCAGCAAGGTTTGGCCAACAGTTAAGAGATGTCGGTCTAGCTGCGGCTGGGCAGGCTGCTGGCGCATACATGACAGGCGGAGCATCATTGGCTGCTCCTGCCATTAATCGCGCACCTGTTGAGAGGAGATAAAAAATGGCAAAGCTTGCTGATTACAGATTAAACAAAGTTAAGCAAAGAATGGAAGCGGCCAACTCTAAACCAGAGCGCCCTAGAATTAATGAGCAATTAGGTCTTGAAAAAACATTATTAGATTTACAAAAACAATCTTCGGAGCCAGAACGTCAAATTGACGCAAAAATGTATGGAGACCTATCGCAAAAATGGAAAGGAAACCACGGTGGAAGTGGTGGTGATGCTTTTATTGGCGGGTTAACTGCTGGCATTCAAAAAGGAAGCTTTGCAGAAGATAAAGCTCGTAATAAAAAGGTAATGGACTTCACCGAGAAAATGAAAAATATGGTTGAAGAGCAGAACATACAATTGTTTAAAGAAGAAAAACTATACAATGCAAGAAATTCTGTAACTCCGCGTATAATGGCATACTTAGATTCTTATAAATCTATGTCTCCTAATGACAGGAAAGTATACTTACAAAATACGCTTGAAGAATACAACGGTTCTGCTGGAACAAATTATAAGTTAATTGATTCAGCCGGTTCAGAGCCATGGAAAATAATTATTAGTGATGGAGAAGAGGTTAGACCACTTGACTTGATGGGGTTTATCAAAACACCAGAAGAAAAGAAATTAGATTATTATTATAATAGCGCTGAAAATAAACAGGTTGAAAGAGAGCTTCAAGAAGAAGACTATCTAAATAGGCAGAACCTTGAAAGCCAGGTTAAAT